CTCCAATATATCGTATCCGAGCTAGACCAACATAAGCACTTCCCTGAATCCGTTGACCTAGCTGAAATCTAAGGAGGCCCATATGATTGAACAAGACATCACATTATACGCAGGGCAGGACTTTGGTATGACCTACGTCGTACCGCCTGGCTCCGATATGGACCTAAGTCAATACGAGGCCGTCTGCAAAATTCGTAAACGGCCCTATGATGATATGAAATTAGAGTTAACTCCTGTGGTACAGTCTAATCAGGTAGGGTTCTTCATCAGCGGAAAAGATTCCGCTAAGGCCCATTTAAAGGGTGGTGATTACCTGTATGACGCGTTTATCTACAATGATCACAAGTGGATAAAGTTAGGACAGGGGATAGTCACCATCGTTCCAGATATTTCAATGCACAAGTAAGGAGGTACTTTGTATGGAAACAAATGAATTAATTTTAAAACTCGATAAGGACAGCACATTACCACTTATTGAAGGGCTAGGTAAAAGCGCCTATGCTATTGCGGTGGCTCATGGGTTCAGAGGGACTGAACAGGAATGGCTTGACAGTTTAAAAGGTTTACAAGGCCCTCAAGGTGAACCAGGAACTCCAGGTCTAAAAGGCGACCCATTCCGATATGAGGACTTTACGCCAGAGCAATTAGAGGCCTTGAAAGGTCCTAAAGGTGATAAGGGCGAGGACGGGAGAGACGGCGCAAGTGCCACAGCGGATAATGCGAAAGCCCTACTATTGCAAGGTAACGTATGGTGCGAGAGTACCAGTATTGATGATGTACTTACTGCTTTAATTGGCAATATGGGTAAGCCGTTTCCTCGGACTGAATTTAAGCCGTTGACTATTCCAAGCGTAACCAAAGGTCAACAGGTGGTAATAGTAACAGGTGAACCTCATTACAGTGTTAAGGTAGTCGGTAACGACACGCCTTTCCCACTAGACAGTACTGGGGCAGGCACTATTACAATTCCACCTCTAGGCGAAGATGATATAAAACTCACTTATCACAATTTCACAGGTGCAAAAGTTGCAGAATACAAAATTGCTGGTGTTCAAACTGATGCAGTTGCTGATGAAGAATATACCGAAAATGGCATTGTATACAAACGCTATGGGGATATCTTGAAAATGAATATTTCAAACAACACAGTTAGCGGTAATTTCAAAGATAACCCTAAGAATTGGAATGTTACGAAAAAGGTAATTTATGCCAATAGACCAGCAACGCTTAATTTAGGTGATAACTATAACTCGTATGGCCCTTATTTTGTAGAAACTCCTGAAAACGTAACGTTTAAAGGGGATAATAACAATATGCGGCTAACAATAGCTACATCAACACAGGCCTCCAAAACGCTGGCCTTTGATATGAATACCATTGAATGGGGTGCGGCTAACAATAGCTACATCAACACAGGGGTCCGAAACGCTGACCATTTGTAATTAATCAAACCACGGGGGGGGACGTATGCAAGAATTATCGAATTTTATGAGCGAGGCTTGGCTGACTTTGACGGATTCGTTCGCGGTGAAAATCTTACTTGCATGTGTTCAACCTATTTAACTATCACACTTAGGGGGAGTGAATGGATATATTGAACGACATTATTCTAATGCTGATTAGCGGTGTGTCACATGAGCATATTGTCAGTATGGGCGTTATTATCATATTAACGACGGTACTGCTATTCATTGACGCAGCGCAACGCATTACAGCGGAGGTGCTTAGGTACAATAAGGATAACCACAGGAACAATACACCTATTACATTACTTACAACGCTCGTATGGTATGGATGGGGCAAAGGAAAATATGTTGATGCTACTACAGGGCTGAAACGTAGATACCTTATGAGTGAACGCTTACGATCCGATTTACTAACGAAATTATGTGTCCAGTATCCAGCGTGGATGGTCTTATCGGTAGTGTTTGAATCGCTACCGGATATCCCTATTCCAAATACTGAACTATTCCTGGACCATATCTTCTCATTCCTATTTATGCTGATTCCGTTCTTCTCCGAATGTTGGTCAATTATCGAGAACTTACGCGAAATGGTTGAAGATGACCTCGTCGACTTTGGAAAGGTATTCCAAGGTGTACTAGAAATTATCAGAGCATGGAGGGGTAATGGATAAGTTAGCTATCATTAACCGCATCAAGCGGTCATATCAATCCATCCGAATAGCTGGCATACGGCCAACTGGTGTACTAGCAACGAGGGCATTGGTCCTCGTTATGCTAGTACCTATGGTGTTAATCGTTGCCCAGTATGTATTATCAACGATTAATGGCTATGTATCGCCTGAAGCTAATCAGCTTATCGATAAGGGCATTCTTATCATTGACCACATATTCGTGCCGTCGGTACTTATGTCAATTGTAGGGCTTTGTGGCATGTTCATCGACAAAGACCATAACGGGATACCAGATAAGTTAGAGGAGCCTAATACGTTACCGGTGAACAGACCAGGTATTCAGCAATTATCGGATGATATTAACCATGACGAGAGGGGGAAATAAATGTTTAGACAAATTACAATGGACGAGTTAAAGCCCTTAGCACTAGACGCGTACGGCAAAATTGAAAAAGCATACTATCACTGGACCGGCGTAAAAGGTGGTAAGCACTTCACAGATTACCATATCAACATCGACCGCGCTGGCACGATGTGGTCCGATATGGAGGCCTTAACAGACTATAAGGAACACACCTACATGCGTAACAGTAACGCCGTAGGCATAGCTATTGAGGCATGTTGGGATGCAGTCAGTGAAAATAATCTAGGTAGTGAACCACCAACAAAAGAACAGTTGGCCACAATGGCACAAATTATGGCTGTGCTCACTATTAACGCTGGTGTACCACTTGACATACAACATCAAATGACACACGCTGAAGCGGCCGATAATAAGGACGGCCTAGACCTCTATTATTTAGATCCGACTGGTTATCCTAACAACACATATGGCCCAGACTCCAACGTTGACCGATGGGACCTATTAGTGTGCCATACAGGTGATGAACGATGGAGTGGTGGCGACTGGTTACGTGGCACCGCTCGATGGTGGGGCGCACAGTGGGGCAGTAATATTTAGGAAGGAGTAATTATGTATGAAACTATCAAGAACAAAATTGTATCTGCGTTTACTCTTAAGCGCGTTATTTGTGGTGTGCTTAGCGTTCTTCTCATCGGTTTCGCATGCAGCCTCATCGGAGGGTACCTCGACACAAGAGCCGACTATCAGCGTACCCGTGAGCAGTTGGACCGAACTCAAAGGGCGCTTGATGCAAGCCGAAAGCTCAATCAACAACTCCGAGAAAGCATTGCAACAAGCCAACAGCTTAACCGCGACGCAGGGAACAGCATTAACAGAATTGAAGATTATCAACGAAGAACGGACGAAGGAATTGAACGCGCTCAAAGCAATCAACGAGAAACAGGGGCAAGAATTAACGAAAGCCTCCAATCTCTTGACAACGCAAGAAGCGAAATTGAACGAAGCCTCGACCTCATTAGAAGAATTGACAGAGCAAATCAAACGCAACAAACGAACCGAGCAACGCCTTAAACGGCAACGGGATACATGGGCCGTGGTAAGCGGTGTATTCGGATTAGCAGGTGCAATTCGTCGATGACTGAGAGGTGATCCATATATCTCCTGAGCATGAGCAGGTGGACTCATGGACTGATTTCAAAAGATTATCGAAAGAATGACAAAAGATTAGAAGAGCCTACTACCCTAGATATTATCTAGGTTGGTAGGCCCTATTTTACTTTTAATTGTAGATGGAAGTATTTGAATGTCTTGTAAATATACTATATAATTGAAATGATAAACGTTTAAAATTTGTTAGAATTTAGAATAGTAGCTCAACCGTGGCTCACCCTAAAATACTATAATCCTAGCGTTAATCAGTATTTTAGGACTATAGAAACTATTAAAAGAGGATATTAGCATAATTTTAAAAACCCAGTAAACACGCGGTTTACTGGGTTTTCATTTGCTTAAAATTATCAAAAATCGCTACATTTCGTTACGGTAGCTCACCCGTGGCTCACCCTTAATTAGGTCATCGTAGGTCGGTAATTTATTCACCGCCTCTACATATTGATTCGTAGTCTTATGCGTGTAAATATCTTGTGTGATATTGCTGGCAGTGGAGTGGCCAACAATATGCTTAACAATAATTTCCGGAATTTCTGCATTACTGCACATGGTGATAAACGTGTGTCTCGTATCGTGTGGTACATGTTCGCCCAAGTTGAGCTCTTGGCATATTTTAGTAAAATGAGTACGATATATGGTCTTACTAGGAGATTTAAATAATCTATTGGAGCGTTTGAATTGAGCTTCACTGTAGAAGGCAGATATAATTGGATAAATACATTCCGCTATTGGTATGATTCTACGTTTACCTGCGTCCGTTTTAGATCCACCAATCATGTATCGTTCTTTTAGATGCACATCCTCAATTTTAATACCGTATAGCTCGGAAATTCTGAGTCCGGTGTAAATATAAAGTAGCAATATTTGAGCCGTACGCTCGTTTTTATGCTCCCATAGTGTAATTATATGGCTCGGAGTAAAAACTTTCGCTATGCGTGTACTAGGGGCATTTTTTGAGATTATAATATCGCGCATATAATTCTTTGTTAACACTTCATGCTTTATCCCGACATTCATTACACGAACCAAGATAGCTTTGACCGATTGGAGGTAGGACTGCTTCCTGGTCGGGTCATCAAAGAATGATTGAACATGGGGAACACGTAAGGTAGTAACATCTTGTGATAAGAGATGCGCAAAGTGGTCCCGCACAATTTCAATATGTTGGATACGCCCTTTAGACAACCCCTGACGCTTTGACTCGTCAATCGTCCAATCGAATACTTGGCCAAAGGTAGTCATCTTACGTTCTGCAAAGGCATCTGGGTTACTCGCAAATTGTGCTAAGGCCTGGTACGCATCGGCTTGCTTAGTAAAAGTACCAAGTGAACGCTTAATCGGTTTTCCTTCAGCAGTCCAACCAACTGTGATAACAGCACGGTAAGGCTTACGAAGGTTTTTATGTTTCATTTTATAAACGGATCCTGTTCCGTTGGCTCGTTTCATGGCCATAATATATCCTCCTATAGCTAAGCCCCTATCTGAGTAGTATCGGATAGGGGCTTACTTCTTATTTAAATTGAATTTGTTTAGCCTCTCCGTTTAGGTAGTAGGTAACTGTAGGCTTATTAGCATTGATATAATCAACGAGGCCTGGCTGAACCGGTGCCACATATATAGTGTGGTAGAAGAACGATTCAGGGAACATATCGAATCGGTGTGCAGGTGGCACGGTCTGAACAATCTGCCATCGCGCCTGCACGGACTTCCCATTAGGGAAGGTAAGGGTAGAGTTCTCCCCGCCCTGGGCTGATGTGAGTGTCCAATCTTCAAGGACTACGCTCGTCACGGTATGGCCGAGCACGGACTCGTCCTTGAATTCGATGGACGGCTTAGGCCATAAGGCGAATATGGCTATACCTATGACGACTATAAGAATAATAGGAATAGCGATAATTGATTTAATCTTCATTGTTTTTCTCCCTTTGGCTCAATTTTTCATTGTACGCTTTTAAGTATTTAATAAAATCTCTTGAGAGTTCAAACTCTTTTATATCTTTTGTTGGTTCATAAAATTGATCAATAGTAAATTTTAAAAATGAATCAAGTTTACCTCGGCTCCGTAGTTGTCCAAGTGTTAAGAAAAAGCGGATAAATGTATCCGTATCTTCCATTAAATGAGATATAATGGCCCCAATCTCCCGGTATTTATCAATCATTGATTTATTCGCGAGCGGAAGGGATTCTCTTAAGGTGGTTACCATAAGCTCTTCAAACGAATTTTTATTTGCTTCTAGGTAAAATGAGTCGTCATCAGACAATATTGCTGGCAAGGACTCCTTATGCTCCTCCATTAGCCCATGAGCAAAATCATTTCTTAGCCTTCTAATCTCGCTATCATCACTCAACGGAAATGCATTTCTGATATATCGATACAAGTCATGAAAGATGTCAGCCTGAGTTTGTGCTTTTTCTGACGTTCCCCGAATTACTTCGCGGGGTATATCCTTTCCTAATATATAGTTCATATCGACATTAAATAGCGTTGCGTAGGCTCGAATATAAGGGGCTGATGGCTGGCTCCGTCCATTCTCCCAGCGCGATATCATACTCTTGGATACGCCATCGCCTTTTATATCGATTCCTGCTTTTTGAACTTCTAGTGAAAGCTTTTCTCGAAGGGCATCAATAGTTAGACCTTGTGCTGTGCGTAAATTTTTTAATCGTTGACCTATTTTAGTTTTTAATTTATCATCTTTAATTTTTGGTGATACGCGTAATTTCATAGCCATTTTAAAATTCACCTTTCCTCACTTAAACTCTCTTCCTACCTATATTATACTTCAAAAGTTCCTCAATAGGCAATTAAAATTTACGAGAAATCACAAAAATGTTGTTGACAGGAATTTTTGACGGTGCTATCATGTACACATAAGGCAACTCGGCAACATTCGAGAAGGGCCGATATAACAATTTTATATTGAAAGGGGGCGGGGTATGTGTTACCACGTAAAGCAATTTCTCCATATCGAAAGCTCAAAAGCTTTATGGTAGAAAATGATATTTCTAATACCGCAGCCGCAAAGGTGATAGGGGTTAAGCCAAACACTTTCAGTAAGAAGCTTAACCGCATCAACACAGACTTCACATTACAAGAGATGCGAATGCTGTGTATAACCTACGACCTTGATGCGAACGTATTTTTTTTACACTAATAGTTCCTATTTAGGCAACTTTTTATTTTTACCTATAAGTTCCTAATTAGGCAACTTAAAAGGAGGAAGTCACTATGAACAAACGCAAATCCTGCGTAACGTACCTGTACCAAGATTCACTCGCTCGTCGGATGAAGGAACTTGGTGTATCTCGGTCAGAGCTAGCCACTATGACTGGGCTTTCACCGTCCACAGTCCTTACGGCATGTAATGGTAGACCGGTATCAGTCCGAACAATCGCCAAGGTTCTTGAATATTTACAAGTTGATTCATCTGAAGAAAATAATTACTGGGGCATTGACCCTGTATAGGAGGTAACTATGAATACTGAAAAAGATGATCGTATCATCATCGAGCATTTACACGTCCAACAGATTCATCGAACCGCTAAGATTGACCTCTGGTTCTCTCGAATCTTTGGTCTTTTATCGGCGGTAACACTCGCAGTTATCCTCATCTACTTTGTCACTGTGTTGGCGATGTTATGAACCCCACCATTACAGTGAAACAAATGGCTAGCGTTTTAGGCCTAACCCTTACCGCGGTTAGAGAGGGCATCGCTAATAACCATTACAAAGCCTTCGCCTATTGTTATGGCAAAGGCAAGAAACGAACCTTCGTCATTGACCGGTTCGGATTTGAAACATACCTGGCTCGAACAGGGAGAAGTGAAGAGTACATCAAGGAGGCATTTAATCATGCATGCATTTCTTAAATTAGTAGCCGGATTAATCCTTATGGGCTCCGTTGGTAGC